TCCTATCATGTGAAATTACCTTTTAAGTAGTCAACTTTATAACCCAATGAAGTATTTTCTTCGTATGCTGGGATATCAAAGCCTGGTGCCTGTTTCTTCAATTCCATTATGACTGTATATGAATCACCTGAGGCGTGTCCGGTTGTGGTAAATTGAATATCTCCCAAAACTTCAGAAGAATCTCCAGTTGCGTTTATTGGTATTCCTGGCCATTCATTTCCGGGCATAGACCAACTTCCATTACCACTTAATTCTGCAATAGTAGTTTCTGTGGAAGATCCATCATATTGAATATCAACTTGTAAACCATTCGTAATCCACATTATTTTAGTAACTAATACATTCCATTCAAGTCCTGTCAAGTTACCACTATTTGCAAGCGTTCTAGTATTATTTCCAGATACTGCACCAGAAATTGCATCTCCATTGGATGATCCTGTGTCGATTGAACTTGCTTTTTTATTTGTATTATCCCAACCCACAACTTCTAATGTACTTGCTCCGGCTGTAAAACCAGTAACAAGAAATGTTTCTGTAGATCCTACTGTTATTACTTCACCAATCTTAAAATTTGGACTTGCTGCTCCAGATAGGGTCATTGTATGTTTTGCCCAAGCAAGTGTCGATAAATCTACTTTCTTGACATCCGATTCTGCTGCATCGGAAAAGAATTTAGCAATATATTTTTTTTCTGTGTCTAATAGTACTTGTGATTCAGCTGCCATCCGTTACTTCCTCTTGACTTTCCGGCTCTTTCGAGTCTGTATTTGGTTTAGTTAAAAAAGTTTTAGCGAAATCCTTTTTCTTACTTTCTAATGATACCATCACTTTTTGTTGAAGTACATCACCTATTGCGGTCTTTACTCCTGAAGCATCATCTGATCTAGAAAATGCTACGATATCACCAATTGTAGTTTCATTAGACATAAATTTCCTCTATTATTTCTGTTATATTTATACTATTTATAAATTTTAACCAGTAACTACTTTTAGATCTGGCTTATTTGCTGCTGGATCAAATTCCCATTGTTGATCTTCTGGTTCTCCTCCACCTTCAGCGGCCGCAGCTTCTTCTTTCTCTTTCTTGATTTGTTCTTTCATATTATCAATTTCTTCTTGAGTCAATTTAAGAACATGTTTATTAATATATTCTTGTGAGAAATATTTACCAACAACTTCATCTCTGTAACCCATATCATTTACTAACATTCCTAATCGTTCTCTCATCATTGTTGCTTGTTGTAGTTCCGCAAAATGTGAATCGGATTGCCATTCATATATTAGTTGATCTTTTATAAGATTCCAATCTTGAGATGAAATGATTCCCTTGAGTATTAGTTGTTTCTCTATGAGATCATTGAACAAAATATTAAATCTAGATCGCAATCTTTCAATGAAACGAGTAAATTTAACTTCATCTCTAGAAATTTCTTCAGCTCTACCTAATATAAAGCCTGAATCTTGTTCTAACCGCGAGGGGGGAACATTAAGTGCTTTGTATAGTTTTGTTTTGAAGTACTCAACATCTGCCAATTCACCAAGATTCTCCCCTCCCGGCAACGTTGAAATTTCTGTACCTCTACCACCCTCTCTACGTGGAAGCCAGTAATCCTCTAACATACTCATGTGCTTACGTTCATCTTTAACTTCACCAGTATTAGAATCATATACCAATTTGTTCTTATATTTACTCATGATATCACGTAGATACTGTTCTGCTTTGATTTTAGGTAGATTACCAACATCAATGTAGAAAATTCTACGTTCAGGAGCACGTGAGATACGATAGATGACCACTGCATCTTCTAACATTCGTAATTGATTGAGGGGTTTGATTGCTTTGTGGAGATGACCTAAAACTATTTTTCTATCTGGATCTAATATACCAGAATGTACATAAGAGATAGAATCAGCAGAAATTTGAACTGTAGCGCCTCCGCTACCGCCCGCTATACCCCTTTCATTGAACATATAATATTCTTGAAATCCAGAAGAATCGAGTTCTGCGCCTTGGGGTCCTTGAATAACTTTTGGTTGTCTAACTTTCTTTATTTTAAGGGGATCTATTGGGCGTAATTCTAATATACCACGTTTGGGGTTTCTATCATCAATAATAACATGAAAATACATTCTACCATCAACATACCACTTTCTAAACATTTCATAACCAACTTTACGAAAATCGAGCAAACGAATCAGTTCTGTAAACTCAAATTTTATACTTTCTTTAATATTTTCTGATAAATTTGAATTTTCTAGGCTAACGCTGATAGGAGATTCTTCCCTATTTGCAACAACGGCCTCATTAATAACATCATCAACTGCCTGATCACATTCGGGATATGTCGCCATTTCCCTATATTTTCTAATCAACTCTAATTCATTTTTGGTGACACCTTCTAAGTCAACATACGTACCGTATGCTCCACCCGATGGGCCGAGTTCTATTGCGCCGTCTTCCGGCTCTGGGAGTGCAAAAGATAGTTTTCTTTTTTCGTCCTTGTCAACTCTTCCTATTGAAAATCCAAATAATTCAACTGCCATACATTCTTCCTAATAGGTAAAATGGGAGTGGATAACACCACTCCCATATAAATATGTTTTCATTAATAGTATTTATATCCCTAATTTATGCGATATCCGAGTGCTCTGATATCCAGTAATTATATTCCCACGTTATATCAAAAGTTTGAATATCATTACTATCCCAGGACAATGCAATTTCTGGGCAGGAAGAAGGCCAGACATCCAGAAATTCATATTCCTTACTAGAACCAGAACCATCTTTTTTCATTTGACGGACTTTCAGATTCCCAGTATACTGCGAGATTTTCGAAAACTCGGTGGCCCTTACATTTGTGCTATGGCCACTAAGTTTTTCCATCCAACTTTCAACATAATTACGAATCTTCATATCTTCATCATTGTAAATAGATGTTGTTAATTGTGCAGCTTCACGGTTACCAGGGATTTGTAAAGATCTTCCCATATATGTGACTGTAGCCGCGGTAATAGTTGAAGCTGGGAATGATACCCCTTTACACATAAAGGTAAAATCGAGTACACTACCTGTAGTTCCTTTACCAAGAGAGATTTCACATTCAAATAAACTGCCTAATGCTCCACCGTGGGTTAATTTTGAAGTAAATTCTGATAATCTAAATGCCATTATGGTTTTCTCCGATGACTAAAAGTTAAGATGTGATGGGGAAGTCTTTTTTATAAGTGCTCCCTTCGGAAGTCATCGTCTTCCCCCATCTTTTATATATTTTATACTACTATTTATTGATTAACCACCAATAATTTCTTCAAATTCTACACCACTTCTAACTGCAACAAATTGTAGTTGTATGTAGTTAATTGAACGTGATGGTTTTATGTAGATATCTCCACGAAATTCGTTTCGATCTACTACATCCGAAGTATTATTACTCTCGTCACAAACAACCTGAAAATCCTGAAGTCCACCCCTTCCTTGAATATCTCTCAAGAAAGGTTCTACGGTAGCAGAAAATCTTGAACGAGTAAATGCATCGTTGAATTCGAACAAGAAAGAATTTGCCATTCTTGCAATAGATTTTTCCAAAAGGATAAACAACCTTCGTACATTGATTCTATCAAATGCACTTGGTTTTGCTAGTAATGTCTTATCTCCGAAAAGAAGAATTCCACTTCCTGGCATTGCCGTAACAGGATTAATCCCATTCTTATAAAGACTATCCCGTTGTGTTTTATTCGGATTAAAAGGAAGTTTAATGGCATTACGAATATTACCACGATCTAAACCAGCTGGTGACCAGAAAGGATCACGGGATTGGTCTGTAAATGCGCAACATCCAGCAATATCACCGTTCAATGGAACATATCTGTACACATCATTGTATTTGTCATACATATATTTCCATCCAGAATCCAACATTGCAAAAGAAGAACTTGGCATTGAATTACGGAATGATATAACATCATCAACTTCACTTCCTGCGTTATTAACAACATTTGCTTGTGTAGGTGAAATAAATGCTACACAATCTTTACGATATTCTGCAACATTATTAATTGCATGAATAGCCGTTGCTGCATCTGCATCAGCAGTCATCAGAAGTGTTACATCTACTTCTTCTGCATTTTTGAATTTATCCATAGCTGTCTGAATATTTCCGGCGGTTGCTGCAGTTCCAGCGGTTCCACCAGTCAGACTTCCAGAAATGATAATTCCTTTAGCATTAAATGTTCCGGATGCGACTCCGCCCCATGCGGTTGTTCCGCTATCAAGTAATGTGTCTGCATCACCATCTGCGTGATGATCCATCCAACGGAGATACTTTGAACCTCTATTAACTAAATCTTTGTAATAGATACTCTGTCCGTCTTCACCTTTGGCTCCACCGGCAACTGATCCTGTATATG